GAAAAGGTAGCGAGCAGGGAAAGAATGGCAACGGCATAACGCATGGCAACGTCCTCTGTTTGATGGGTAATGGGGTAAGTCTAGCATGAGCTGGCGCGATACCATCAAGAGGCAGAGTGTGGGCGGCGTGCCGCTGGTGGGCTCGTTCCGTGGTGCACGCTTTATTGTTCCTACCGCAGACGGCGTAGCCGGCCGCCGTACTGAGGTGCATGAGTACCCGCTGCGTGATGATGCCTACGTTGAGGATCTGGGTAAGGCCGTCGGCCCGTTTACTCTGGAGGTGTTTGTTGACGGCAGCCTGGTGCAGAGCGGCGATTACACCGAGGCCAGGGACGCACTTATCGATGCTTTGAACACCAGCGGTAGTGCCACCCTGGTGCATCCCTGGTACGGCCGCAAAAACGTTGGGCTGGCAGAACCGGCGAGCTATCACGAGAGCAGCCGCGAGGGAGGCCGCGCTACCTTCCGCATCACTTTTGTTGAGGACGGCGGCCTGCGCTACCCGACGTCCGGTCAGGACACCGCATGGAAAACCCAAACGGCAGCAGACAGCGCCTCTGCGGCAGCGGTGGCCAACTTTGCGGCCGTCTTCTCTGTGGATGGCCAGCCCGCCTTCTTTCTCACCGCCATTGAGGACGAACTGACCAGTGTGCTGGTCCAGGTAGAGCAGACGGTAGGCGATATCGCCGCTGCCGTCGCCGCTGAGATTCGCGCCCCCTACAACATGGCCAGCGCGATTGTCGGCGCCATCAGTAATGTTGCCAATCGGGTCACCGAGCCGATGCGTGCCCTGCAGCTGTACCAGGGGATGTTCAGCACCGGCGCATCGAGCGCATCCGTGCCCACCACTACGGCAAACCGCCAGCAGCAGGCCCGCAACACGGCCGCACTGCACACGCTGATACAGCGTAGCGCCACCATTGAGGCGGCACGCACCGCGAGCGCGACGGACTTTGCCACCCGCAACGACGCGCTGGCAATCCGTGACGCCCTGGCCTCTGCGCTCGATACACAGATGGAGGTGGTAGACCCGGTGAGTGGCGCCCCGGTTGATGACACCATTTACCAGGCGTTGCAGGACCTGCGCACCGCAATGGCCAACGACCTGCGTACTCGTGGCGCACGACTACCCGAGCTGGTCACCCACACCCTGCGCACCACCCTGCCGGCGCTGGTGGTGGCCTACAACGTTTATGGAGACGCCAGCAGGGACGCTGACCTTATTTCTCGCAACAACATCCGCCACCCCGGTTTTGTGCCGGGCGGCGAGCCGCTGGAGGTTTTGGCCACGGATGGCCTTATGTCACGGAGCGCAGGACGCGCGGGAGGGACGCTGAATGTCTGATGTACAGCTACTCCTGAACGGTGAAATCTACTCGGGCTGGAAAAGCGTGAAGATCGGCCGCTCGCTGGACATGCTGGCCAATACCTTCGAGCTGACACTGACCGATAACCAGGCGGCGAAGGCTCGTACCATCAAGCTCGGCTCACCGTGCCGGGTGCGTATTGATGGTGAGACGATAATCACCGGCTATGTGGACCGCATTCGCCCGAGTTACAACGGGAAGTCGCGCAGCCTTGAGGTCTCCGGTAGATCGAAGACAGCGGATCTGGTTGATTGCTCAATTCCTCCTGACGATCTTGACGGTGTACAACAGAACCAGCAGACACTCCTCCAGTTGGCGCAATATGTATGCGGCAAGATTAGGCTAAAGGCTCGTTCAGAGATTAATGACTTGCTACCTATTGAGGTTGCAGTTGCGGAAGCTGAGCAGACACTGTTCGAGTTTTTGGAGAAGCACTCCGGCGCTGCCGGTGTGATGCTACTCAGTGACACAGATGGCAACTTGGTGATCACTCGGGGCAGCACGCAGCGTATCGACACTGCACTAATTCTTGGTAAGAACATCGAAGAGGCAGAGGGTGAATTCAATCATCGTGATCGTTTCTCCAGCTATCTCATTACTGGGCAGCAGGTTGGGAGTGATAATTCATACGGTGAGAGCGCTGCGCATGTAAGTGGCGTTTCATACGATACGATGATGCGCTACCGCCCGACCACGATCATTGGTGACAACCTAGATCTGCAACAGGCAAAACGCCAGGCGGAATGGAAGCGTAATGTTCACTATGGCCGCTCCCGCCAGGCTACCTACATCGTCAACGGCTGGCGCCACGCCAATGACCTGTGGCGCCCTAACCGCAACGTGCTGGTATGCGATGAGTGGATGGGCTTCACCGGCAAAGATGGCAAGGGCGAATGGCTGATGATTGGCACGGTCGAGTATCTGTTCGACAACCGTGGCGAGCGCACCCGGCTGACGGTGATGCCGCGTGAGGCCTACGACCTGATCTCGCTGCCATCAGAAGATGGGGGGGACTGGTGATGAACACGTTGACCTGGCGCAAACTCTCTGCCCCTATTCGCCGCCGTATCAAGTTGATGGTGAGCCGTGCCGTTGGTCGCCTGGTTGACCCAGCCACCCTGCTGCAGACGTTGCAGCTGGAACTGCTCAAGGGTGAAGTCCTGGACGGCGTCGAGCATATGGAGGGCTACGGCCGCACCTCCCACCCTCCTGCAGGCTATGAGGCACTCACCGCCAGCCTGGGCGGCGACCGTGCGCACACCGTGGCGCTGGTTGCGTTTCATCGCACGTTTCGCGTGCGCAACCTTGCCGAGGGCGAGCAGGCAATCTATGACGACCTGGGGAATGTGATCCATTTCAAGCGCGACCGCATCATGGTGAACTCTGGTGACCTTGTTGAGGTGATCGCGCCGGAGGTGAAGGTGACTGCCAGCACGAAGATCACCCTCGACTCGCCGTTGGTGGAATGCACCAATGATCTGCAGGTGACCGGCCTTGCCACCGTTGGGGCATTGTCCTCTACCGGTGTTGCTGGTTCCTCCAGCGTGAGCGGCGACCTCAATGTGACCGGTGGTGATGTAACGGTCGACGGCATCAGCTCTAAGCACCATAAACATCAGGAATATGACATCGGCGGATTGTGTGGAGAAGCTCAATGACCGATATCGCCCTTCTACTCTCTGACACCGGTTTTGATATTGGCATCGACGGCACCGACCTGCGCACCGACTCAGGCCTGCGCAACGCCGTGATTCTCACCCTGTACACCGACTGCCGTGCGGCGAACGATGATGTATTGCCCGATGGCACCGATGACCTGCGCGGCTGTTGGATGGATATGTTCGATGATCACATTGAAGGCTCCCGCTTGTGGTTGTTGAGCCGGGAGAAGGAAACCAGCGACGTGCTGCAGCGTGCGAGTGAGTACGCAGAGGAGGCATTGCTGTGGCTTATAGACAGCGGCGTGGCCACTGCCATTGCGGTGACCGCTGAGTGGGCAGGCCGTGGCGTGCTCGCCCTGGGTGTGGTGATTACCCTGCCCAATAACACCACGTTTGACGACGTATTCAACTACTCATTGCAGGCAACTTAAATGGCCTTTAATCGCCCCACAATTCAAACCATCCTGCTGCGCCTGCAGTCAGCGCTGAACAGCCGCCTGGATGGTACCGACTCATTTGTCCTGCGCTCGCTGCTCTATGTGATTGCCCGCGTTGTTGCCGCTGTGGTTCACGGCCTCTACGGCCACCTGGACTACATCGCCAGGCAGATCACCCCCGACTCCGCCGATGCCGAGAATCTGTCACGCCATGCGTTCTGGCTGGGCCGTGGCATGACCCTGAACGCGGCCACCGCCGCGACTGGACCAATCGACGTGGTGGGTACAGATGGCAGTGTAATCGTGGCAGGCTCAACGCTGCAGCGCAGTGACGGTGTTGAGTACACCACTACTGCAGAGGTGGTCTTTTCCGGCGGTACCGCCACAGCTGCTGTCACCGCTACCACTACGGGTCAGGTCACCAACGCCACTGTTGGGCAGACACTCACCTTTGTGTCTCCCATCGCTGGTGTGCAGAGCCGTGCCACGGTGGCGGCTGGCGGCCTGACGGGCGGCACCGATGTTGAGACCCCGGAGGAGTTGCTGGTGCGGTTGCGCGAGGCGGTACAGCAGCCGCCCCAGGGCGGCTCTGATGCTGACTACATCCGGTGGGCGAAAGAGGTCAGTGGCGTGACGAGGGTGTGGGTTTTTCGTCAGTGGGACGGCCCCGGCACGGTGGGTGTTTATTTTGTGCGCGACAACGATGCATCGCTGATACCCGATGCCGCCGAGGTGCAGGCGGTGGCCGACCATATCGACCCGCTGCGCCCGTCGGGTGCCAAGGCGGTAAATATCTACCCGCCGATAGAGGCGCCCGTTGATCTCACTATTAAATTGCAGCCAAACACGGAGAGTGTGCGCCTCGCCGCGCAGGCCGAGCTTGAGACTGTTTTTACATCGACCGCCGTGGAAGATGGCTATGGCAGCGGCACGGTGCCGCTGAGCCATATTACAGCGGCGATCAGCAGTGCCGACGGTGAGACTGATCACCTGCTGGTTACACCTGTGTCCACCATCACCCCGAATGCGGGCGAGATTGCCACCCTCGGTACGATCACCTGGCAGACGTTATAAATGGCGTTCTCAATTTCACAATACAGGCAACAGCTCGCGGCCTTATTGCCAAGGGGAATACTGTGGGACAGCTTGCGCGAGCCGGGCAAATTGTTTTCTGTGCTGCTGGAGGCGCTGGCCGTTGAGTTCTATCGGGTAGACAGCCGCTGTGATGATCTGATTGACGAGAGCGACCCGCGCAGCATGTCAGAGCTGCTGCCTGAGTATGAGGCGTTTTACGGTTTGCCGGATGTGTGTCTGGGCGACACAGAACAGTCACTCAGCCAGCGCCGCGAGCAGCTCTATGCGCGCATGACATCTGCGGGCGGCCAGAGCCGACCGGTCATGATCAGCCTGGCCGAGTCGATGGGCTACGCGCCTGCCACCATTACCGAGTTTGAACGCCACACCGTCGATGCGTCGGTGGATGCTCCGCTCTACGGGGAGGAGTGGGTCTGGTCGTGGCAGCTCAACGTGCCCGATCAACCGGTTACCCGTTTAACCGTGGATGACAATGTCGACACCTCACTGGGTGAGGTGTCGCCAAACGTGAGACTGGAGTGCGCCGTTGACCGCGTACTACACAGTCACATGACCGTTATTTTCAACTATCAATAGGAGTCTATATGGATCGTATTTACGAAGCGTATACCGACGGCAGCGCACCCGCTGCGCCTGCCGCACCCGCCACCGGTTATCCTCGCAGCGGCACACCCGGCACACCAGCCACCGTACCCGGTGCGTACTGGTATCACATGATGACCGAGTCGGTGCGTAATGTGTTGGCGGGTTTGGGTGTTACCCCTGATCACCTCGACCATACACTGCTGCTGGAAGCTGTGCGGCGTGCAGGCGGGGCTCACGTTACTACCCTGACCGCATCGGCCACCCTCACACTGGCTCAGGCGGGTCTGGTGGAGGTTGATGCCTCGGCTGGCAATGTTGTTGTTACGCTACCCGCAGCGGCAGACCTGGCTGCACTGGGGTACATGCTGGTGCGGATTGACGGCAGCGCCAACACCGTCACCATTACAGCGGCGGGTGGTGAGGCTGTGGGTGGTGCGGCGACACTACCGCTGCAGGTGGGTGGCATTAAACTCATTAAATCAAACGGTGTGAATGAATACCATCTATTGTCGGGTGATGTGCTGCCGTATGCGATGGTCAGCAACGCAAGCTCCCAATCAATACCAAACACTGCAGACACACTTAAGACATTTGACACGATAGATAGTGATTTGGCCTCCTTATGGGATGCTGCGAATAACCAATTTGTAATTCCACATAACGCACTTATACGGGTTACCGCATGCAACACGTGGGGATCAAATACAGTTGGGGCTCGCAGTATCCGGGTCATCCGTGGCGCCGTAGCTACAGTAGGGTGTCCGTCTCTGAAAATAGAGTCACCATCCGTGGCCACCACCCTGACAATGACCATATCCAGCACCATCATGGAGGCAGTCGCGGGAGATACGGTGCGGGTGATTTTGTATCAAAATAGTGGCGGCGCATTGAATACTACTGCCAACGCGCCTCAGAACTGGTTCTCCGTGGAGGTAGTAAAATGGCTGTAATCGCAATAGCACCAACTCTCAATGTTTCCGGACTGGCAGCTGCGGCTGGTTCAGTTGATTATTATTACGACAACGGCAACCTCGTCTGCACGGACATCAGCCAGTCAGCGCTGGACGCCGCTGCCGCCGTGTACGATGCCACGGTCCAGGAGCCGCCGCAGTCAGTCACCAGACTGCAGGCCCGCGTGGCACTGCACCACGCGGGGCTGCTCTCGCAGATTGAGGCGATTATCAGCGACCCTGGTACCGACCCGGTCACGGTGATTGCATGGCAGGACGCCCAGACGTTCAACCGCACCAGCCCGACACTCGCCGCACTGGCCAGCGCGCTCAACCTGACCAGCGCCGATCTGGACGCACTGTTTATTGCAGCGGCGGCTGTCGAGGCGTGACCTAGTGGCAGGCTTTATTGAGTGCGATCAGTGCAGGGCTCATGGAGATACCCTTCCGGTGCTCCTCGATGGCGGCCAGACCTGCCGCATCGTAGGCTGATCTACACGCGGCTGATCCCGGTGCCGAGGATAGCACCCAGCCTGCTGCAGTAAGAGATAGAAGGATAGACAGAATAAGAATAAAAAATCGCATAATCGCTCCGCTGTAGTTGTGGGTTTACAACTTATATGACGGGCAGAATATTTAAGTTTGAAATATACCCCCCTACCAACGGGGTGGGGGGTAGGAAATAAGGAAAGAGGAAGCGACCACAACGGTGCGGTAACACCGATGCGGCCGTCAACCCACGGGAACAAACCCCGTGAGCCAACCAAGGCTCCCTCGCCATGACGTCACGGCAGGGGCAGCCTACCACAAGTTACAAAGAGGCTCACCCGTGGAAGAAGTACGATGTGGCAAATGCCAGAAGTTACTGGCTAAGGCCAAATTTAACCGTTTGCAAATCAAGTGCCCCCGTTGCGGGACGCTGAATGACATGAGAGCCATCGAGCCCCAAACCAGAACGCCATCGAGCGCCAATACAAAGGTAGACGCTCATGGCAGAAAAGAAGCAGAAAATACCCGGTAAAAATGGCTTTAAGTACCGGGAGCAGTATGGGGTGATTGTCATCTGTAAGGATGAGAAGAGCCAGGAGGCGCTCTTTAACAATTTGAAAAATCAGGGTCACAAGTGTCGGGTGGTGACGGTATGAAGATTACTATCCATAACCGTTGCTCTGACTATGACTCCTATCGGGCGGCCCGCGTTAAATCACTCTTCAATGTGGACACGGGGGCTAACTTTGACCTTGAGGCCGATATTCCTATCGATGGAGACGATTGGAGCATCGGGGTAATTGTTGGTCCCTCTGGCTCCGGCAAGTCGAGCATAGGCAACAAGCTGTGGGGCGGTAAGGCTATCTATGAGCCAAGCTGGCCACAGCGCAAGCCGATTATCGATGCCATCATGCCGAAGGGTGATTTTAACCAGGTGCCAGCTGCTCTGGCGGCCGTAGGGCTTGGCAGTGTGCCCACCTGGCTAAGACCCTACCGGGTACTCTCCAACGGTGAGAAGTTCCGCGCCGACCTTGCTCGGGTAGTGTGTGACAAACCCGCACGGGTCATTCTGGATGAGTTCAGCTCGGTCGTTGATCGGCAGATTGCTCAGATAGGTGCAGGGGCGTTTCAGAAGGCCTGGCGCCGTACTGGTGGCCAGGCAGTGTTGTTGACCTGCCACTATGACGTTCTCGACTGGTTAGAGCCTGACTGGGTTTATGACACAGCGACAGGTGAATTCACCGGGAGGGGACTTTGGCGACGCCCACGCTTCGAGATGGAAATCCACCAAACCGACTGGCGTTACTGGCCGCTGTTTGAGCCGCATCACTATCTGAAAGTGCCCAAGATGATTGCCGCTTCAAACTACGTCGCGACCGTTAACGGCGAGCTGGTTGCTCACGTGGCCTTCAGCACTCGTCCTGGGATGGTTGAGGCCCGAGCCTGCCGCCTTGTGGTGATGCCTGAGTGGCAAGGTGCTGGCGTTGGCCTCCGCTTCCTCAATGAACTCTGTGAGATGTGGCGGCGGGGGGATAACCGCTTCAACAAGCCGATGCCCACCCTGTTCCATACATCCCACCCCGGCCTTGCCGCTGTTCTTCGCAGGCATCCTGCATGGACGCAGGTCAGTGCCAGGCTACATGGTGACCACAAAGGCCGATGCAGGGCCTCAATGGAAGCCAGCGCAAAGAGGAAAGGCAAAGCAACAGCCGGGGCCGGATACGGTGGCCACTTCCGGGCCGTTCAGGGCTTCCGCTACCTTGGGGAGGCCGGCGAATGAGGATCATGATCATTGGCCAGAAGTGGCTTGCCCTCGAGGCATTCAAACTGGCATGGCGCCTGGGGCATGATGTGACGGCCGTCGCCACACCGTCTGAGGATGACCGGCTCTATCAGTTGGCCACCGAAAGGGGGGTGCCCGCTCTGGTCGTCCCTGAGCGTCTGACTGTCGCCGATATCCCCGGACCTACCGAGCTACTCCTCTGTGCCCACGCCTGGTGTTTCATCACCCAGGAGGCCAGGGAGGCCACCTACTACGGCGCCCTCGGCTACCACCCCAGCCTTCTACCCAAGCACCGTGGTCGGGACGCCATCCGCTGGGCCATCCACATGGGAGAGAAGGTCACCGGGGGAACCGCTTACTGGATGACAGACCAGGCCGACGCGGGGGCTATAGCCGCCCAGGACTGGTGCCACATTCGACCGGATGACGACCCCATAACCCTGTGGCGCAGGGAGCTAGGGCCAATGGGACTAAGGCTATTTGAGAGGGTATTAAACGACCTTTCAGAGGGCCGTAAGGTGGCTATTAGGCAGGATGAGGCGCTAGCGACGTGGGAACCGGCCTTCAGCCGGGGAAAACTAGGGGGTTAGTGGGGCGCTGTGGTCTCGCAAACCATGTGGGCGGTCTGCGCAAAGTATTTGGCGCGTTACACCTCCCCCTCTCTGCCCGCTTCCGCTGCAACGTTGCTGCTGCCTGAACGGCGGTGGTTTACCCTGTTACGAGATCGATATCGGCTTACAGGTGTGCCTGTCAC